ATGTATTCTGTGTCGGATGCTTTTCTGAGGGCAGTCAGGAGTAATACAAGAAAATATTTCTGGACGGGTACGATCGTTACCAAGGGCGGAATGACGTATGAGTTCGGGGCGAAGGAGATTGTGAAGGGTTCCGGGTATATTTCCAGGCAGTGCTGCGGGAGTACGGAGATTGAGCTGGGGACGGTGTATGCGGCGGAGATGGGGATCACTCTTCTGAGTGATATTGACAGATATACGTTGGAGGATGCGCTGGTGACGCTGGTGTTTCATCTGGTGCTGGCGGATGGTTCGGTGGAAGATGTGCCGATGGGAGTTTTTGAGGTCAGTGAGGCGAACCGTCTGGCGAAGTGCCTGGAACTGAAGGCTTATGATTTTATGCTGCGGTTTGATAAGAGTTTCAACGGGTTTGAGACTGTGGGGACTGCTTATGATTTTATTGCTTTGTGCTGTAAGAGATGCAAAGTGGAGCTTGCGAATAAGAGGGCGGAGATTGATGCCATGCCGAATGGCGGGGTGACGATTTCTGTTTATACTGAAAATGATATTGAGACCTGCCGGGATGTGCTGTTTTATGTGGCACAGGTTCTGGGAGGTTTCTTTATTATTAACAGGGAGGGGAAGCTGGAACTGAGAAAGTACGGAAAGGATCCTGTGATGAAGGTGGAGCAGAGACACCGGTTTTCTTCCAGCTTTTAGGATTTTATTACCAGGTACACGGCAGTGAGTTCCACCAACAAGCAGACGCAGATTGCAGAGTATTATGCTCTGGATCCGGATAATGGGCTGACTATGAACCTGGGTGTGAACCCACTTCTGCAGTTTGGGTTAAAGGAGACCAGGGAGATGCTGTGCAGGAATATCCTGGCAGATCTGTCCGTGATCCGGTATGTGCCGTTTGATTCGGATACCATCGGGAACCCTGCGCTGGATCCGGGGGATGTGCTGAGGTTTGCAGGAGGACAGGCGGATGAGGGACAGATTACCTGCATCACTTCCATCAGGCAGAAGATCGGGGGAAGGCAGAGTCTGAAATGTGTGGGGAAAAATCCGAGGCTGGCTCAGGCGAAGTCAAGGAACGACAAGAATATTTCGGGGCTGCTGAACCAGATTGAAGACAACGCGAAGACTGGGAAGATCGGGATTCATACGTTTACCAATGCTCCGCGCATGAGATCGGGCAGACCAGGGTGAAGCTGATCAGTATCCAGTTTGCTTCTTCTGAGGAAAACCACATGCAGTTTTTTGCGCAGGTTGTTGTGGATGTGGCTGCGGATCCGGTGGAACGGTCTGCGGAGGCTTCCGGGACTGTGGTGATTCCATTTCCGGGCGGAAGCGGCAGTGGAACTGGAAGTGGTACGGGTGGTTCTGATGGAACCGGGGAGACATCGGATGCAGGAAGTTCTGAAAATGATGCGGCAGGGAATGAAGTTGGAAATACTTCCGGGAATGAGAATACAGGGAGTACGGATGATGTCGCTGGTGGCTCGGAGGTTTCTGTGGATGTGAGCCTGCCGGTGAAGTGGCAGGAGGACGGACAGGCAGTCTGCCATGTGGTCTTTGAATTTAACAATGAGGAGATTGTGGAGCATTGTCCGGTGGAGACCTGGCATTCCGGGAAACATATTTTGTCGCTGTATTATCCCATTGAGAAGATCGTTGCCAATTATACGAATACATTCAATGTGTATCTCTGGATGGAGTATGGCAGCGGTACGGTTGATGTGGGAGACTGCATTGCTTCTGTCAGCGGACAGGCAATGGCGGCTGGGGAAGCCTGGGACGGAAAGCTTGAGGTGGAAGATTATACCACGAGATTTGCCATTGGCGGAGGACTGGATGTGAATGGTTTCCGGGAATCGCTGTCCATGCAGATGAAGGAGACGGTGAACAGAGGATTTGAAGTGTATTTTGCTGAGAAAGCGGGAATCAGCGGTTTCTGCAGGCCGGTAGAAATGGAGGGTGTGTGATGAAGTTGAAAGGTGAAAGGGTCATTGAACTGACCGATACGAATACGGGTGCGGTGGAGACAGTTCAGGAGACGAACATGATCACGGAGGCAGTGAATAATATTCTGGGGCTGAATCCCATGGGGATTTATCTGAAAGCCAGCGGGGAGTATGACAATTCTGTTTTGTGGAACGGGACGCTGCTTCCCATCTGCCCGAACATGATCGGGGGGATCCTGCTGTTTCCGGCAGTGCTGGAAGAAAAGGCGGATCATATTTACGAGCAGGGGAAGAACCTGCCGGTGGCTTATGCTTCCAACAATGTTAATTCCGGTTCCAATGTGGCGAGGGGAAGCCTGAACCAGACGGAGAGCAAGAAACTGGACAATGGATATAAGTTTGTGTGGGAGTTCACTCCCAGCCAGGGAAACGGGAATATTGCAGCTGTGGCACTGACCAGTGCCCTGGGCGGGCAGAATGCTTTTGGCAGTGCGGCAGGGGATGCCAGCACATTTCTGCTTCTGAAAAAGGTGGATATCGGGGATATCCCGAAGGCGAAGCAGATGACACTGTTTGAGGCAGTGGAACTGGATTTTGAAAAGAACCTGCTGTATTCTATTACCTTTGGGACTTCCAGTGTGACTATTACGAAGATCAGGATCCCGGTGTTTAACATCGGGCTGAATGAGAAGCTGGATGATACCACTTATACCGTACTGGAAGAGCAGACACTGACAACGGAAAGCTTTACGTTCCTGGGGGATTATACAAAGTACGGGGAGTTTATGGACGGGCATGACGGATACTGGTATGGATTTTCCAATGAGCCGAATGCTTCCGGGGATGCGAAGATGGTGTGGATCCGGATCTCCAAAAAGGATTATTCCTTTACGGAGGGAAGCTGGACACTGTCCAAGGCGAAGCTGTCGGAAGTGGGCACAAGGGCAAAGGACGGTTCCTATCCGGAGCGGAATGTAAAATGCTGTGTGAGGAAGGGGTATCTGTATGTGCTTTCTTATGATAAGAAGGGAGTTTATAAGATCAATGTTGCAAATTCAGCGGATGTGACGCTGATCCCGCTGGGATTTACTTCCAAACTGAAATCCCTTGGGGAGGCTGGTTCCTGTGAGGTGTATATGACGCTTCTCGGTGACATGATCGTGGCAGGGGATTTCCAGATCACGGCGGATGACAGGGTGATCAAAACACAGGGGAGTGCAAGGTTTGAAGCCATGGCAACGCCTTTGTTCCAGTATAAGAACTTTGTGTTTATGTGGGGCGGCAGTTACGGAAAGGAGCACAGGTGTGCTTATCTTCTGACGCCTTATCTGGCAAGTATCAATAATCTAGGTTCAGCGGTGGTGAAGAATACGGACAAGACCATGAAGATCACGTATACGCTGACGGAGGAAACAATGTAGGTCTTTCTGCCGCAAGGCATGAGGATAGAAAACTTATTTACGGCAGTTCTCAGAAATGGGGGCTGCTTTTTTCATGGGAGGAGGATTCTGGCATGAAGGAATTTTGGAACTTTATTCAGATGGTTTTTATGGCTGTAGGCGGATGGCTGGGCTGGTTTATGGGAGGCTGTGACGGGCTTCTGTATGCCCTGATCGCTTTTGTGGTGATCGATTACCTGACCGGGGTGATGTGTGCTTTTGCGGATCATACGCTTTCCAGTGAGGTGGGATTCTGGGGAATCTGCAGGAAGGTGCTGATCTTTTTACTGGTGGGAATGGCAAACATTCTGGATGTGGCTGTGATCGGGAATGGATCTGTGCTGAGGACAGCGGTGATCTTTTTCTATATTTCCAATGAGGGTGTGAGTCTGTTGGAGAATGCAGGGCATCTGGGACTGCCGATCCCGCAGAAGATGAAGGATGTGCTGGAACAGCTGCATGACAGAGGAGAAGGAAGTGATGGGGAATGAGACTGGTTGAAAGTTTTCTGACGAAGAATCCCTGCTATACTGCAGGGAGAAAAATTACTGTAAAAGGCCTGATGCTTCACTCGGTTGGATGTCCGCAGCCGAAGGCACAGGTCTTTCTTGCTTCCTGGAATCATGCTTCTTTTGGAAGTGCCTGTGTGCATGGTTTCATTGATGGGAATGATGGAACGGTGTATCAGGCATTGCCATGGAATCACAGGGGATGGCACTGTGGCTCCGGTAGTAAGGGAAGTGGAAATAATACGCATATTGGTGTGGAGATATGTGAGCCTGCCTGCATCCGGTACACAAGCGGATCTGGTTTTACCTGCTCCGATCTGGCAAAGGCAAGGGCATCTGCAGTGCGGACGTATGAAGCAGCGGTGGAATTGTTTGCCATGCTTTGTAAGAAGTTTGGTCTGGATCCGCTGGCAGATGGTGTGGTGATTTCCCATAGAGAGGGACACGCAAGGGGAATTGCTACAAATCATGGAGATCCGGAGCATCTGTGGAAAGGTCTGGGACTGCCTTATACGATGGATGGATTCAGGAAAGCTGTGAAGGCTGCTATGTCTGGGAAAGCTGAAGGGACGCAGGCTTCTGTGTTTCTGGGGATTTCCGATGAGAAGGCAGCGGAGCGGATTGGAGTGCTGTGTGCAGAGGATATGAAAACCAGTGGGATTCTGGCATCTGTGTCTGCGGCACAGTTTATTCTGGAATCCGGTTATGGCAGGACGGAACTGGCACAGAAAGCAAATAACTGCTTTGGAATGAAATGTATGCTGTCTGGGAATAGCTGGGGCGGAAGTGCCTGGGATGGAACCAGTAAGTACCGGAAGAAAACGCAGGAGGATGATGGAACTGGAAAGCTTTACACTGTGACTGCGGATTTCCGGAAGTATGCCTGCGTGGAGCAGTCGATTGCGGATCATTCGGCTTATCTTCTGGGAGCGATGAATGGGAAGAAAAAGAGATATGCAGGACTGGCTGGGGAGAAGGATTACCGGAAAGCTGTCCAGATTATTAAGGATGGCGGCTATGCAACGGATAGTTTATATGTGCAGAAGATTTGCGTTATTATTGAGAAGTATGGGCTGACACGGTTTGATGGCGGGAAGACGGAAAAGGAGATCTGGTACCGTGTGAGGAAGAACTGGCAGGATGCGGAGAGCCAGGTGGGGGCATTTAAGGTGCTGGAAAACGCAAAGAAAAGTGCAGACGAGCATCCGGGGTTTTCGGTGTTTGATGAGAATGGAAAGGCAGTGTACAGTTCCGTGGATAAGAAGCAGGAAGAGGTGTTTCGTCCGTATCTGGTTCGTGTGGAGATTTCGGATCTGAATATCCGGAAGAAGCCGGGAACGGATCAGGAGAAGGTTGGAAAATATACGGGTGTTGGCTGTTTTACTATTGTTGCTGAGGCTGACGGTGTCGGAGCATCAAAGTGGGGGCTGCTGAAAGCGTATGAGAAAGAGCGGAATGG